GAACAGGATAATTAAAACCCGCCAATCTTGCGGCAAAATCCGTCGCTTTTAGTATTACGTTTTGAGACCTAGTGATAACCCAATCTCTTTCAATTAAAGGTGTTTTTCCTTGTAATAATTGTATGGCTTGTACAGGGTCAGATATCGCATTTGGTAAATTAACTCTACCTAAAGTATTTCTAATTAATTCTCTACCAATTCTATCTTCAAATTCTTTTCTTAATCTCTTAGCACCTAATTGGGCTATATAAGAATCCTGAGTTAAACTTCCGTTATCACCCGTTGGATTATCCTGTAATAATATCTGATATGGCGTATATGTTGACGGTACAAAATTAAGAGGGTCAGCGTATTGTTTAAACGTTGGTACCGATTGTATATTATTAATTGATATTAATTGTATTACATTTTGAGGGGCATACTTGTTTAAGGTAGGTATCTCCCTCTCAATAGGTAAACTTCGTTGTGGTAAATTAGCTCTAGAATAATTATAAGGCCCCTCATTAGACCTTGTATTAGTTAACCATCTGATACCTATGTTTTTGTTGTATCCATTGGATGGTCCGTATATATTTAAAGGATATAATAAATCCGCAAATGGGTCATCAAATATTAGGTTATCAGGTGAGTCAATAACAGAAGAAACTGTTTGTACAGTATCATGAACTATGGTAGATACTGATGGTGGTGTATAAACGCCAGGTACGGTATATGGTGATAGGTTTCTCGCTAATAAAACGTCTCTATATCGTTGTGTGGAGGCAAAGGTTAAATAACTCGGCATTTATTATATTTTATTATAAATAGCGCTTATTTGTTTTTTTTATTGTTTTCTATTTTTTTGTTCCTCTTCAACTTTTTTAACTGTCTCATAAATTAAATTTTGTATTTCAGCCTTTTTAAGGTCTAAAATTTTAGAATTATCCATAACAGTATTGTTTGAATAGTCGTTATAATTAATTGTTATTGGGGTCGTACTTATATTAGAATTTTGTGATTGTGTTGATGAAATAACCGTTCTTGAATTTGCCGGTGTCACAACAGAACCAATGACAGGTGAAACTGTTGGAGATACTGTTGAGGCCATTGAAGATGCTCGGATAGATGCTGTGGGTATTATTCCCGACATCGCAGAAGTTTTAAGGTCAATTAAAAATTTTGTAACACCTTCTTTAACATCTGTAGCTTTATTTTTAATTTGGTCTGTGGTATATTTCAACATATCAGTTAAAGTTTGATTGATATTACCTTTTTTAATACCCTCAATCATTATTTTTCCTAATTCAGTCGTAATTTTATTAATTTCTTCATCAGTACCTTTAGAACTTAAAAACCCTGTCTTATCTTTTCTTGGTTCTCGTTTAACCTTTACAATATTATCAAGTACGTCTTCGGCATATCTGTCAGTAATATTTTCTTTTATATATTTAATTCCTGTTTGAACATTAGATGATGCTGCCGCTCTTGCAGGTAATGCTATTTGTCTTGCCTTCAAAGCGTTATACATACCTCTTAAATAACCATTAGCCTCTATTTGTAAATCAACCGCACTTTTTGCGGGTTCATTCGCCTTAACTAAATTTTCTCTATCTTTTTCTGATAACTCAGTAACTTTTTTAGTAACTGTTTCTCCGTTATCTTTATCAGTAAAAGTAACAACATAACTACTACCACTCATTTGTGCCATATTGGCAATCATCTTTCTATCCTCTTCTTTAGCAAAATCAGATGGAAAAGATATTTCTCTTAATTTTTTATCTAAATCTGCGGCGTTTTGTCCCATTTTCGCTAACTCTTCCGCCGGAATATTCATAAGAGTTGCAAGTTCTCTTAACTGTCCTTGAGCACCAGGTAATATTCTAAAACTTTTACTTTTTTCATCAAAATACGTTAACTGTTTTGTTGCTTCTACAATAGATTCTTGTAATTTTTTAGGGTCGTTTCTCGCCATATCCATTAACTTATATGGGTCAAGTAAATTTGTTACTTGTACCCCAAGCCTTTGGAATCCGGCTGCCATTTCAATCGCCTTTTCAGGATTAAACAATTGGTCGGCCAGCCCAAACGTAGTTTTCATATCAATTCTAAGACCCGCCGCTTGGGCCGCCATTTTGGCCATTCCTTGTACTCCGTTCTCAAAATTATAAAGAGCTAATTTACCCATATTAGTCCCAAGTTGTTCATAAACCGCAGTTGCTGTAACACCAACTTCTCTAGCGGTATTTAGAATACCCGTCATTTCTTTACCTATATTGTAAAGTCCATATCCCGCATTTGTAAAATTCTTAATCATTTCCCCCGTCATCTGAGCACCCCCCTTAGTTCCATCACTCACTAACTGAGCCGAAGCAAACAAATCCTTATAGGATTCTTCATTTAATATTGTTTGTGTTTGTAATGTTTTAACCACATTTCTTTGTATATCCTCAATATCCGACATACTACCACCAATCTCAGCCATACTTGATGCCGCCCCTGCCATACTGTCTCGTATTGTCTGACTAAATGAAGAAGTACCACCAAAACTCGTTGCAAGTTTTACTGCGGTATCCTCCATAGTGCTAAACACACTTTTTAATTCGTCTACACCACCAAAAGGACTTTTTAAAACTTTTCCAAAATCTTCAAGATATGTTTTTAAGTCAAATTTGGTTTCTTGGGATGAGGCCTCTGTTTTGTCTTGAAATAACATTTTTTAATTATTTAATAATAAATACATCACCATTCGTTTTCTTTTGGAGAATTCTCTTTAACAAGTTCATTAATAAGATATTTCCTGAGATATACAGGCATAATAAGAAAGTCCGTATATGAAACATTCATATGTTTTGTACAGATATAATATTCCCATGATTGGGATTCTCGGTAATTAGAAGAAAGGCCGAAAAAACTCCACCCCAAAGGCAATGTTAACATTGGCCTCTTTTCCTGATGGGGCGATTACTTGTTTGGTTAAGTCTAGTCCTGGCTCATTATCATCAATGAACCTTCGGATATATTTTGCATCGGCAATTGGTAACGAATCAACATTTTGACTAATCAATTGTCTATCAGTTGAACCATTAAATTCTACAATCATTTTATTTAATTTCCATGTTTGTTTTGGAGCCACTCTACCTGCAGGGTATTTTTCACCCAATTTGTCTAACTCATCTTGTTCTCCAAAAGATAATGGTCTTAATTTTACTGTAACCCCTGATTTTGGTAATACAGTTGTAAATGAACCTTCCTCATTTGCAGTTACTTCAGTTTTCTTAATATATAATTCTTCCAAAGATACATCAATATCAAAATCTTTACCTGTTTCAGGGTCAGTTAATTTGAAAGAATATTCTGAACCAAAAGCAGTATTTCTAAGAAATATTAATATTGCCTGTATATCACCATTTAATAATTCTTCAGGTCTAATATCTGGTTCATATATTTTACTCCTTAATAGTGTCATTACGATACCATCTCTATTGGTATCTCCCGCCATTAATAAGTTTTCGTCAGAGGCAGTTAAATACCCGACCTTAATCGCTTTTTTCTTTGATTTATAAAATACACCACCTGAAGGTAATTTAACAACATCGTGTGGTAAATTTAAATTTTGTTGTCCATATTGTTTTGATTCGTCCATATATAAAAAAAATTAACCGTAGAGAGTTTATAGTTTCCCTACGGTTAAATATAGTGTAATTATTTTTTTTAGTAAATAAATATTAATAAACTAAAATACATCTGTCCATTCTTAAAGTTGCTTGAATAGTCGCTAACTTATCATCAGAATATGCAAGTGCTTGGAAATCTACACCTGTCAAGAAAGTTCCTTCTAATATCCATTTTTCAACAACAACTCCGGTTGGGTCTAACATTTCCAAATCTACGTTCTTTTTATATCCCGCAGCATAACCCATACGACCTGTTACTGACTCTGCATGTAAACGAACCCATTCCATTAAGGCTTGTGCTGCCGAAGGTCCAATCGGGTCTCTAAACGTCACTGTGATTGCGTCCCAGTTAAACCTACCCGCAACGTATGTTGATGTATTTAAGAAAGGAATCTCAACGTCTTTGATTTTAATTGCCGGTCTTTTTGTGCTTTCAACAAACCATTCGTTAATCCCTAATGTACTTGGAAATCTTAAAATGAAACGATTCGCTCTTTTGGGTTCGTAGGGAATCGGCATCTTCATGAGTAAATCAGCCATAATATTTAAATTTAATTTTTTTTATTTTTATTATTTATAAATACTTCCTTTTTAAAAATTTTTGTATTTACTTTATTTTTTTATCTTTTATTCTTCTACTAGAATCCAGTTCCAGTATATAAATTAATATTCTTTCTTAATTCCTCCTTGTGTTGAATATGTCTTAACTATATTATCGTCTTTCTTATTAAAATGTGTTTTAATTGCTTCTACATTTTTAATATCATCATCTGAAAATCCTACAGTAGGTAAAAAGAAATTCTTAACATTGTTTTTTATATATGCCTTTTTATTTAATGAATGTGATAATTCTCTAATATAATCAACAAATTCTTCTAACGCCTTTATTTTGGCTTCTTCAGGATTTGATTCTACACCTTCACCGAAGGATACCGGATAAAATCTACACAAATTGAGATAATCTCTAATTAATTCTAAATCACTTAAATCACCTTCATCGGTAAAATCCCTATATTTTTTTAGATTTTTAATTAACTCTTCTTTATTTAGTCCATTAAAACCTGATATAATATAATTATAAACTGCCTCTTTTATTGTATTTGGGTTATGTCCCCTTGCAGTGATTATTGAGAATATAGAACCATTATTAATCGCCTCTTTGAAATCAGCCCATGCAGGACCTGTTTTGGCTAACATGGAATCTATAATAAACAATTTATCGCCTTCAGTTTTAAAGTTTCTGAATGGATTATCTCCAAACCCAACAATAGTATCCCCCTTATAATTAAAATTCTCTTTACCTATTCTACTTCTATATTTGGCAAAATCCTCAGTTGACATCCCAGCTTCATCACCTTCTTCATTTTTAAGTATAATTTTTGTCGGCATTGTTACGATATTATCGTCCCAATCAAACGCATAGTACTTTAAATCCGGTGTTCCCTTACTACTAATTCCTTCTTTTAATATTCTTTTCATAAATTAATAAGGATGGGGATTTTATCCCCCATCCATTTAATAAGTATTATATATTTTCAAAAGATGCACCTGTTGGTGTGATTAAGAATTCAATATCAATAAATTCTAACGCCTTTGTTGGTTTGATATAGATTTTACCTGATAATGTGTTTCTATCTAAATCTTCCGGTGAAGACGAAACAGTTACACGGAAATCATATAAACCTCTATCTCTTCTAATTGCGTCTAAGATAGGATTAACAGCGTCTAAGAAATCTTGTCTTACTTTATCGTCGTTTTGTTCAAACAATAATCTAACAGATACTGCCGATATTAACTTACGAGCTTGTAGTAACAATCTTCTTACGTTGATTCTATCAAGAGCACTTTCTCTAATTTGTAAAGTTTTATTACCCCAAATTACAGTACCAACATCAGAGAAAGTCGCAATTGGATTAAGTCGGCCAACATAAAGAGTATCTCTATCTTCTTGAGTTAACTTACGTCTAGCTTTAATAGAATTAACTAAACCTCTTGTGTAACCCGCTGATGCGAACCAAGGGAAAGCTATATTATCAGTTAACGCCAAGTTTCTTGTAACTTCAGCAGTTGCTGGGATATAAATTTGAGTGTTATTAACCGTATCTCTTGTTAATACCCAAGGGTAGAATGTCGCGGTGTAGTTAGAATCAATTCCTGTTTGTGCCAAAGCATCTACAGCGTCTTGTGGATAAATCAAATCAACCACTTCACTTAACATAACTACGTCAGGTGTTGTACAAATATACAAAGAATCTGCTCTATTGTACTCAATCATATCAATTGAACTCTCAACAAGATTACTATTAGTTACATAATCAATACCTGGTGTTACAAATACATTGATATTAACAGCCTCAGGATTTGAGAATGTTTGTTGACCAAGTAAATATGCGTAATAATCAGTATTTGCCCAATCTACTACGTTATCCCCAACAGTTATTTGTCTAAATAAACCCGTACCTGTCGCATTAGGGTATCTATCACTGATACATGCTCCCGCTAAATATCCCGACTTACCTAAAACAAAGTTATCGGTATTAGTTCTGTGTTCTCTATAAATGTCCCATCCGTCAAAACCTCCAGCAACAAACACTGTGAACTTTCTTGCGTATAATCTATAGTAAGGATTACTTTGGTTTGTTGGGTCTTCTCTAAATGCTGCAACACCACAAGCAAACGCAGTTTTTCCTGATGATATGTAATTGTCAGAAATAACAATATCAGTAGCTCCCGAATCCATATGGAAACCTTTAGTTAAAAATTCCCACTCTTGTAATTTAGGGTCACACATTGTATTTAAATTTTGTAGTCCAACGTATTGGAAGAAATCTAAATCATAACTTGTGTCAACACTATTAGATAAACCTAAATAAGTTCTTCTAACATTATCACCTGAACTAACAATTGGGTCATCAGTTCCTGTTGAATAACCAAAAGGAGGATTAAAGATAA